CCAGAAAGTAGACCACCTCGTGCGGCAGCTGATCGATTTATAGCATCCTGTCCTTGACTCAAGTTGAAGTTAAACTCAGGAGATGCCAGAAAGCTGGAAAAATCCGACTTTCCTGAACCTTTGACGGTATTACCGTCTCCATCGGTATAGTCGAGCCCATATAACTTCGCGATCTGATTGAGTGCCGAAACCCCGCTGGTGCGAAATGGTGTATTGTCAGACCGTGCCTGGTCATATTCGCGCTGCTGTTCACCGATGGATGAGTTTGCCGCGGACTTTGCAGCTCCAGCCGCTTTATTAGCTGAGTAGATCGATACTCCAGCACCTACAACCGCGGCTCCCGCAACGGCCACTGCTACGAATGACATTCGAGCGCCTCTTTCTGTACGTCTACCATGGGCAACTCTTCTTTTTCGACCAATTCTTCCTCAATCTGATCCAAATCAGTCAATTCAGTCGTATGTACATTGATGCACACTGAATCTGAGTGTGCCAAACCGACACGCTTAATGCCGGGTTTAGCACAAGCTACATAAGGAGCTCGGACGCGTCGCATGCCGTCTTCAGTCCATAAGGTCATATCGCCCTTCAACAGCATGAAGAAGTGCTCAGACTTGTGGACCTTTCCTACCAGGGTCGTACCGGCGGGAATAGTGATCTGCCGTGCATACATCCCTTTGACGAAGAAATGCTCAGTATCTAGCGCAATCTGTGGCAGTTTTGCCAATTCAGATTGCAATCTGACAATGGCTTCTCTACTGGGCTTGTACGGAGCAACTAATTGATCATTCATTGTTTCCAGACTCGCACCCGCACAGTTCCTGAGGCTAAATCGAGAGTCCCGCCGGTCATGTTGAGAAAAGTGGCTTTGCCCGTATCGGCCGCTGAAATCTGCGCACTCAGGATGATCCCTTGGAGGTCATTCGAGAATGAGGCCAGCACAAAATCCCCGACCGCAGCGCCGGTCACGGTAATCGTGACAGTGGCTTGAGTGCCGCTTGCGAGACTCGGAGGGTCATAGGTCGCCGAGGCGTTGAGAACAGTCGATTTGAGAATGTACTGCGTGAAGGGATCTGTTTGCGCCTGCAATGCCGTAATGGCGTTCGTGATGTCAGTCGCCCGCGCAATCGTTCCCGGGATATCCGTATCGCCGATGTTTCCAAACCCCAAGGTAGTTCCGCGGCGAACGAGGAATTGACCATCCGCTGTAGCAACAATATCGGCCGGTGTACCCAGGCTGCCGGCGACTCTGCCAATCACACTGGTGGGCGAGCTGTCGCGAAGTTTAGCGTTCGTGATCGCTTTATCCGCCACCGTTACGGTGGCCACAGAGCCGTTGTCCGGGACAATCGGAACGGATCGTGTCCACTGATCCCAGGAGCGTTGATCAGTCGGGGGAGGCTGAGGGGCGCGCAGCGGCATCAGGGACCATTCAACAATGCTTGCACGAGCGTGCGCCGTACCGGATCGGATATGGAATAACGGTATACTCTATTCCCCAGTCGGGGCTTTCCCAATCGATTGAATAGCGCTTTGCGTTTGAAATCCCCACGCTGCCCGAGAGAACGCCTGATCTCATTGGACCAGGTGCGTCCGCCATCTTCCGAGAACTGCAGCATGACTTCCGGATTCTGACCCTGTCCCGACAAAGACCCGACGCCCGACTCAAATTCGAGCTCCAGGGACGCATGCGGGATATTCGGCGTTGTGGGTGAGATCGCCGTGGATACAATGGGACTATCCCACTCGGTAAAGCTCTGAGCGTCTAGAATCCCCAGCCGATTCGAATTCGCATCCCCGACCAAAGTCATGTTGGGCATACGAACGATGAAGCCAACCGTCCAGTTCTGTCGGCCATAGGATTGACGTTCATGCCACAGCTGGGTGGAAACGTCATAGACGAATGTGCCCTCTGCATAGGAAAACGCCACCAACGTATGGCCGTTTTCAATCCAGCTCAGGCCAATGCACTCCTGGCTTGCGAACTTGGCTATAGCCTGCTCAATGGCGATCGTCGATATACGGACAGGGGTGTATCCATTCACTCGCCGGATCGTTCCATCGGATGCGGGGAAGAATACGGAATTGTCCGCCTTGGTCAGGCCAAACCGTGAGGCAAGTCCGATTTCCATATACCCCGAGGCAGTACGGGTAAGGGGGAAATCGGCATCCCCTGAGTTGTACCAGACTTCAAACTTCTGTCGGCCGCCGAGAAAGACTTCACGGTGATCGACTATCCCACCGACAATGTCGTCCGGTCCTGATTCGGTCGTCGCAAAATCCAACGCATTCCACACGGTTGGATCAAAGGCCGTATGGTTGATGTAAAACTGCCCTTTCCCAGGCCCTCCAATGAAATACCCATCCAGATAAGTCATCCACTGATAGCCTGGGAAATTCTCATCCGTGATCTGGATGAGGCTCGCGCCATCCCAAATGAACCCAGGCCCATTGGCAGTCACCATGAGATGACTTCCATCTCCGGCCATGAATACCGGCCCACTGCCGGTAATGCTTCCCAAGGCGGTTGCGGCACCATCGACAACCGAATAGAGCGTGCCCCCGGAGACCACATAGACCGCCTGGTTGATTCGAATTCCCCCGCGCAGGGGACCCGATCCCACAGTCAGATATGGTTTGATGCCAAATGCCGCCACGACGGCGGCCGGTATCTTTGCGGCAGCAGGTCCAGGCTCGAGATACGTATTCACCATGCGCTGAGCGCTCAGCGGGAGCGACTCATGCTGATAGGATTGAAGCCCGAACGGTACCTGCGGCATTAGAAATAATCCGCTTTCACGGGCCTCGAGACCCGGGTAGGCGCCAGAAGCTTGCGCAATTGACGCTCAGCTGGAGAAGCAACCGGAAGGCCAATCGTACCTTGGGCCTTCAACTGAGTATTGCGTGGCTCTTCGATCTGAAATTCATCCGTCAACGTAGCCGCCACCATCGCGACCAAGACATCACTGATGGCGTCATCGATTCCGTCGGCGAAGTCCACTTGAGCGAGATCCAATTCCTGGAGTTTGGCCTGAACTGTCGCCATCCCGTCGTTGATCAGACGACTGTCCTCCGCTGACAGGGTGTTGCCGATCGGCAGAATCTGAAGTTTCCGCCCCACCCGATCCCGCATCGTCTGTTGATTGATCGACATATCTGAATCTTCCGGAATTGATCAAACCCTTAGCCACTGCGGGAGGGACATCCTTTGACCATCCCGCAGAAGCCGCAATCGAACCGTAGCCGGAGAAATTCCCCGACCACGGCTCTTCTCCGATCAACTCAACCTTCATCCATTCGCCATCAATACGGTCAGATTGAAGACACCTGCCGCAGGCGTCGTCGCAACCGTCGTGATATTGATCTGGACTTTGGTTCTCTGGGTCGTAGTGATCGGCGCAGGGGAAACTCCCCAGAACGCCGAACCAGCACCCGATCCCGTGGTCACGGAAGTGATCGCATCCGTCGTGGAAGCACCGACGAGCTGGATCTTGTATGCCAATCCGGATGCCGCCAAAGAGGCGGTTCTCACGATGAATCCAACCACCGTGACATTTTCCGGGATGTAGCCCAGTTCCACGATATCGCCCACATCATCCAATGACGTAGTGGCGATTGAGGCGCTGAAGGTCGTTGCCTGCATCCCCGTTTCATAGGGTTTCGGCACCTGGTGAGCCGCAAACGGCGACACCGCAACTGTTGCTGCTGTCATGTAGAGTTACTCCTGAAGATTAGGCGTCGCCCACGGCCGCGAAGAAGCCGGTCACGATGCCGTTGTCCTTCGGGGTTGTGGTGTCGTCCGCGCCGGTGCCGAAGCGGATCTTGCCGACCTCGTAGATCTGCTGAACCGCGATACCGTGCTTGGTCTCGTAGTCCATGTCCTGAGTGCGGGTGTTCCACCGTTGCGCGAGTGCATATCCCAGAGCCTGTGCGCCACAGAGATAGACCTCGCCCACATCGATCGGACCCGAGCCCAGGCCCAGCCACTTGTTCTGGTTGAGTTCGGGGATTTCGCGAACGATCACGCCGTCCCAAATGATGTCGCCATCGGTGAACAGCGGATTGTCCGTACCCCGCTCCAATGCGTATTGGCGGGATTGCACGATATTGGTATCGAGCTTCAGATCTCGGAAAGCTTCTGAGCCTGCAAACATGACATACCACTCTTCATCGCCATTCACCTTGATCGGACGAATCTTCGGGATGGCGGACTTGGCCAATCGCTTCATCACAGATACGGCGGAAGCACTGAGCTTGTCAGCGGTGTTGTCCACGTTGCCCAATGCCGTGGCAAAGGTCGCATTCCAGTTGCTGTTCAATGCCCCGAAGAGCACCCGATCCTTGTTGTTTGTCACCCACGTGTTGAGCGCCGTGGCGTTGGCGGTCTGGAAGGCCGATGAGTTGCCCGAATAGGTGTCCGGACCTGTGCTCTGACCTGCACCGGCCAGAACCGCGTCTTTCGAGCCCAGAGCCGCCAGGAACTTGTCTCGGGTATGCTCCATCGACCAGTTCATGAGGCCAGCACGGCCGGCTTCCCGCAGGCTGATGGCCGTGACCTGCTCTTCGAACTCGGGAACCACGACACCGTGACGGTAGAGACTGACGGTCAGAGACCAGGAACGCTGGCTCAGGTCCTCTTCAAACCCCTGCAGGGTCTGATTGTTCTTCTTGCCCTGTCCGTGGAGCTTGTTGACGAGCTCGAAGTAGATCGTATCGCCTTTCTTCTTGCTCAGCTGCTCGCGGACCTGGACGATGGAGTTTTCGTCGGTGCCCATGTAACGGGCGAGACGATTGCCCCGGATGTACTCACTGAAATAGTTGTCGTCCCACTGTTTGACGCGTAGTGCGCTGGGGACTGTCGTATCAGCCATGGCGGCTATCTCCTGGCGGCTTTATTGCCGTTCAGCAAAAGGGTTTTGAGGGGCGGCGGACCCTGGTAAACAGGTTCCGGCTGGCCCGGGGATGGATCAGAGTTGAGGGAAGTGGGTACAGGGGTTTCCTGCTTCCCATACTTCGCTTCGAATTCAGCGCGCAGGCGAGCTTCGACTTTTGACTCGACGTCTTTCTCGAGCTTCGTGCGGTAGGCGATGGGATCGCCATCGACCGAACTCAGCTCTCGATGCAGGATTCCCTGGCGGTACGCGAACTCAGCGGGGTTTCGTGCGTTGACCATTTGCGTGGCCAGCGCAGGATTCTTTTCAACCGCTTCATTGAAGTGCCCGATGACGTCTTCGAAGTCCGGATACTTCTCCCGTGCCATGTCCTCCGAGATCAACAGCCGTTGCTGACGCATCTCCTCGCGGAGTTGGTTGGTCACAGCCGGTGTGTCGTACGGATCGACGGGCTTGGGCGGTTGCCTGAGTTCCTGTAACTCGCGTTCGAGCTTCTGTCGCTTCTCGCGCTCTTCGCGCATCGCCTTCTTGTAGGCGGCTGCTTCGGCGGACTCTGTTGGTTGTGCCTGGGCTGGTGTCTGAACGGGTGCAGCGGGAGCTACAGGTTCAGGTGCCGTTACGGGCTCCTTTGGCGCTTCCGGTGCCTTCGGCTCAGGAGCCTTGGGTTCCGGTGCTTTCGGAGCTTCAGCCTGCGCAGTGACGGCGGGCGGCGCCACAAATCGCCCCTTTACATCGCGCGCACGATTACCAATCAAGTCATCCAGCGAAGGAGACTCGCTCATGAAGGTTTTCCTCTGTCGTGGGATTTACGAAACGCCCTGATGCCGGCGGCGCAATCAGTCTTTGACGAGGACTGACACTCGATTCGCCCGTTAGCCCCGGCGGCAGGCGTAAAAAAACCGCCTCAGAGGGCGGTTTCAGAAACGTGTTGGGTTTGCGTTAGAACTGCATGTGTCCAGCGGCTTGTTGGCCGTTGGAAACCTGCGTCTCCATGACGTGAGCAGTAAAGGTACTGTTACCGTTGGGCCAGGTTTGAGCCGTAATGGCTGTCGTCGCAGCCCCTGAAAGGCCGCCCGTCCACGTATGCGGCCCAGTGGACTGAAAGGCACACGTGACCGCGCGCACGTCCCCGTTGGAGAACTGCCAGTTGTAGACACCTCCCGGTGACTGCCAGCTGAGCGTGATATTGCATTGGGTCTCACCGCCCGTAAAGGATGCAGTGGCTACCTTGGCAACCGTAGGGACGACCACATTGATGTTGCCATTGCCGTTTCCAGTGAACGTATTCTGTTGGTATCCCAACGTACCGCCCGGATTATCGAGCGACGCGTGTGTCGCGAGCGTAACGGGCGTAATACCGGTCGTTCCGTCCCCGAAATAGTCCGCCATCAGCAAGAATCGTTTCAGAAAGTTGGAAGCGAAAATATTGACATCAATCAAACGAGCTGCGGTTGCAAATGCACTCGCAATACTGATCGCTGCCATGGAGGCACTCGGAACCGTCAAAGCAAACTTGCGGCCTGCTTTGGCGCCAGAGAACGAGGTAGAACTGTCAGCATGAACCGTGACGGTTTCGACCCTCAGGAAAGTGCCCGCCACGACGTTATCACCAGTGAGATTGGTAACCCCAATAGGCCTGACTGGGCCTATAAAGAAAACCTGGGCTCCGCCACCCAATGTGATTGTGCGGCTCGAGGCAGTCTCGATGCTGATCGTGCCTGCAAATGTAATCGGAACCGGCGCGACGGAGTTGTTGTTTTGAAATATCGTGACGTTGCTGGACGTGCAGAACACTTGAAGATGACAGGGAGCGTTGTAAATGAAACATCCCGTTCCATCCGCTTGCAGAACAGTCGTTCCACTCGCGCCCACCTGCACCACGTTCTCGGTGCCACCACCAGGACCCGAACCGTGAAAGGAGTTGTTGCCTGAGGTCACCTTATATTCGAAAGGCAACAGACATCCCGTGGCCGTTTCGCATCCTTCGAGAGTGCAGAATTCCGTGAATGAACCTGATAGCTCGTTATGCCACCGAACTCCGGTCGCGCTCGTGCCAAAAAGGACATTCTTGGCTCGCGCTCCGCATGCGCCATTGAACTCCAGGAGAATCGAAGTGCTATTACCCAGCAGCGTGAGGTCAGAAACCGCATCCCCTGTGATCTGACCAGAACCACCGCGGATCTTGAGACAGACGGAGCTTGCCGCGATGCCCGTAAAGCTCAGAATCGTTTGTTTCTTGCTGATACCTTGGATATTGGGACGAGTGAATGACTGCCCCGTGGCCACCAAGGTGCTCGTGACGACATATGTGCCTGCCAGAAGTTGCACTCGGATGTCATTGGCAGCATGCGCCAGGACCAAAGCATTGTTGATAGCCGTGGTGCTATCGGTCGTCCCATCAGCCTTGGCTCCAAACCATTCGGCATAGACTCGATCGTTCTGGAGAGTCCCATTGATCAGTGCGCCGCTATTGGACGTGTCGAAGATCTGCCAGGCGCCTGCGTTGATTGCGCCATTGATTGTGATGGTCCTATTGGCACCGGGTTTGATTTGCCCCCTGCCAACGAATGTCAATTGCACATTTGAAGGGATCGTGACATCTGCATTGACCAGCATGGGGCCTGTGATCTGCAGCGAACCGGCATTTGAGCCAATCTTGGCCAACGCTGTATTGAAAGCCGTACTGTCGTCCGTCACGCCGTCATAGACTGCAGACACACTGACGGATGAAGAGCCACTCGAGATCCAGCCCGAGCCGTCGAACATCGCTGGGCCCAGATCAGAGGCATAAGCGCTCGATCCGGCTGGCACTGGAGCACCACCCCCGGAATTTGCGTAAAGTTTCGCCAATCCCGAGGCCGTATGGACGCCTCCCAGCGCTACGGCTTGCTGACCTACTTTGGTCGCGTCATATTGTTTGCTCATAGCAAATCCAGAGCTTTTAGGATCACGTGTAGAGCTTCCTCATCGTCGTTGAGCTCGAGGGCAGCAATCTCAGAGAGCGGTCTATAGTTCGGTCGGAGTACTTCCGACATCTGTGTGTCTACCGACGGACTCGCATGAACCTGCTCGGTTGGAAATGATGGTGTGACCGGTTCAGCGGGCAGCGTGATCTCATCGATCAGCTGCTTGCGTTTCTTCTTCCGACGACGCCAAGCGCCTTCGGACATAGGCTGCGAATCATTCGTGCCTGTGTTGCTTACAGCCTGCGGCGGTATCAGGATGCCAGCTAGAAATGTGGCTGCCTGGCCCGTCAGCGCAACAGTGACATCACCCCCCGTGGTCGTCAGGGTGCCAGGCGAGAATGTCCCCGTCTGACCCAACAGCACGAGCGCAAGACTGGGCGCAAAGGTCCCACTGGCAAAAGTGGCTGCACTGCCATTCAGGCTGAGCGTCAATCCATTGACGACTGTTCCGGTGGTACTCGCGATCGATTGGCCGCTGAGGACAGTATCGATCGACGGCGCCAACGTGCCGGCAGCAAAGGTCGCCGCGGTACCTGTGAGAGCAGCTCCTCCCGGGGTTGATAGAGTGCCCGGGGTGAATGTCCCGGTTGCTCCTGTGAGTCCGACTGTAGTCGATGGAGCGAACGTTCCGGCCGTAAAGGTGGCGGCTGAACCGGTGAGGGCCAGCGACAGCCCGGGAGTGACCGTACCTGCCGCAAAGGTGGCTGCTTGGCCTGTCAGCGCAGGCTGCGTAGCTGGCGCGAGTGTCCCGGTGGCCGAGGTGATCGATTGCCCGACGAGGGAAACCGTCACCCCTTGTGTGAGAACGCTCGAGAGAACTCGGGGGGTGAAGAGTTTCTCGTAGTCCGGGGAAATACCCGGGCCGCTGAATAGCATGGCACCGATGACCGGTCCGACACCGATCATGGAACCGGCTGCTGAGGTCAGCGATTGACCGGTCAGCGCCAGGGAGCTCGAAGGAACGAGCGTGCCAGAGGCGAAAGTGCTCGACTGTCCCGTAAGAGTAACGGTGACATTCGGACTGGCAATGTTCGAGAGCGCACGCGCTCTGAACATCTGTCGAGTATCCGGAGAGATACCCGGCCCACTCGTCGGTGATCGTCCGACCGCGACCGCTGCTGTAGCGCTTTCCTTGAAGAATGCGGCGAGCGTGCCGAAGTTGTTGCTGCCCGTCGCATTACTGAACGTGGCCGCTATGGCCGTCAGTGCGGTATAGCGCTTGCTCTCCGTGCAGGCCGTATTGCTGGTGCCGAAGTCCCAGCCATTGGTCCCTGCAGTGAATCCGCTTCCTGTGGTCGGCAGTGCGAAGTTGGACGTGCAGACCGCGAGCGCAGACAGGAGTCCCGGTTGGTTATTGGGCGCCTGCGTGCCCGTGGTGATGTTGTCGGTGCCGTTGCCTAGGGCCGTTTGCAGGGCCGCTTTGTGGGCGCTGTCATAGCCGGAAGTTCCGCCGATCTCGCGAATCCACACCGCCAGATACATGACGGACGTATTTGGCGTGATGGTGACAGTCGGCGTGCCCGAAGCCGTGCCATCAAATTTGAAATGCGCAAGTCTTTGGGTGTCACCGGTCTGATCGATCGTATCGAGCGCGGCGCCATA